GCGGCGGTCATCGACTGTCCAGCTTCCTGTCGATCTTGTCGAGCCGCCGCATGATCTCGTCGAAGTGATTGCTTTCGCGTTCGACGGCCACGCCAAGTTCCCGCTCCGTGGTTGTTCTCGCTGTGAAATAGCCCACGAGCGCGGCCAAGCCAGCAGACACCACGGGTATCAACCAACCAGTCACCTCGGCCTCCATCAACGCTCCTGCGGCCGTGGCTCCTGCGACGGCGGAAGTAATGCCCGTATCGATTGCGCGGTCGAATGTCACGGTTCGCTTTCGTTCGTCATCAGCGCCATGAGCGCTGCTCGAACGGCCTCCCCGGTCGGCGCGGCCCCGCGCTGCATCTTGGGGCCGTATTTATAGGCGGCATGGCCGACCTTCATCTGGTTGTTCCGCATGAACTGCGAGAGCAGGCCGAGCAGCGGCACCTTGCCCTGCGCCAATGACGGAGCCGCGCCAACGATGCCCGGCAGGCTCATAGCGTCACGGTTGCCCGTGCGGACAGCCATGTCCTCCAGCACCTTCGCCGCGTCGAGCGCCTGCCCCTGCCGCTGCAACAGCGGCGCGGCTTCCGGCACGGCCTGTTTCACGCTGTCCCGCAACGCCCGCTCCGTGGCCTTCCCAGCGGCCACCGACGCGCCCGAGGCGTCCTTGTCAAAGAAGCTCTTGGCGCGGGCGATCTTGAGCCCTTCGGCGGGCGTCACGTCCGTGCGGAGCGCACGCGGCTGACCGGACCGGAACGACGCCGAGGGGCCGGTCGTGCCAGTAGCCCGAAGCGGCGGCTTGCCCAGGTTGCGTGCTTCGTTCAGAATGCGGACAAGCGCCGTCTCCAGTGACGGGTCCGCCACGGCGGTTTCGCCCGTGCGCGCCGACAGCGGCGAATCCTCGATCAGCTCGCGGCCGAAATTCTGGATCGCCGTGCGGTCACGGCCCGGCGTGATCTGGTTCTCGACGCGCTTCGTGAGCGCGCCCAGGTAGCGCGGGATGCGCGTGGCAATGTCGAGCTTCTTGTCGCCCGCACTGTTGACGACGCCCTGCACTTCCTTGTCGAGCCCGCTAACAAGCGCCTGCGCGTCGTCGCTCGTCTTGAGCCCTTCCTTAAGAATCGTGTTGGCAATACGATTGCCCACCGCGCTCGGTGTGGTGCCCTCGATGCCCGCACGACGCCGCAGGAGCGCCACGGACGGCTTCACGGCGGCACTGACCATCGGCACGGCCTTGGACTTCACAAAGCCGCCCAGGGCGCTCATGCCCTTGCTGACCGCCGCCGGCACCACGGCGTTGACCGCGCCAGTCACCGCCGAGTCGCCCACGGATTCACCCGTGGCGCGAGAGCCGACATACGCGCCAAGGCCCGCACCCGCAGGCCCACCGAAGAAGCCGCCGCCGAGCGCCAGCGCGCCCGGAAGAGCCTTGTCCCGAGCCGCATCCATCTCGGCGTCGAACTTCAGGCCAGACTCGATGCGATCATCCGGCACGCCCTGCGCCTTCATGCGCGAGCGGATGCCCTGCTCGCGTTCGTTCCCGCCCGCCATCCTCCGCACCGAGGAACTGATGACGTCCTGCGGCGTGTCGTCCGGGAACTCTAGGACGCCGAGCCCTTCCACTTCGACTTCAATGGGCATCGTCTACTCCCCGATGGGGTTGCCGTTGCGGTCCATCCTGATCCGTCGCGTGGGCGTTGCGCCCGCAGGCGGCGCAGGCGCACTCTCGCCGGGACCGTCCACGTCCCGCGTCACCAGCGCCGGGTCGATGCCGTATTCCCGCGCAATCGCCTCGATCTGCGTTTTCGACTCGGCGGCGGCACGCGCCTGATTCGCCGCGAACGTCGTCGCCAGTTGCACGAACTTCTCCAGTTCGGGGACGGGCACGGACGCGCCGCCCTTCTGCAACTGCTCGGCCGCGCCCTGAATGCGCGACAGCAACGCCTGCCCGGCCGACGACCGGGCGTATTCCGATTCGCGCACCACGCTCACCGGGTCGAGGATCTTCTGGAACGTCACGAGCACCGCCTGCGAGCCCGCCGCCATGTCCCCACGCTTCGCCGCGTCGATGCCCGCCTGCATCTGCCGCAACTGCATCCCGACCTCACGCGCCGCCCGCGACTCCAGATCGAACGACTTGCGGAGCGACTGCGTGGCCCCGAACTTCTGCCCCGGCGTCATGCTCGGCGGCTCAGGGGCCGACCGATACCGTGCCGCCGCGCCCGCCTGCGCGTCCGCGACCGCCCGCGCATGATCCACGGACTGCTTGTTCTTGGCCGCGATCTCGCCCTCGTCCATGAAGTCTTCGTCGGTGACGTTCTTCACGCCGATCTTCTGCGCGTTGAACAGCTTCCGCACACGCGCCGGCACGGTCTGGTCCGCGTTGAACGCCTCTTCGGCGGCACGCGATTCTTCCTCGTTGTTGATGCGCGTCAGGTTGACACGCTGACGCTCCTGCTGGGCGCGCATGTCCGCGATGCCCGACTGCTGCATCTCCTCGTTCGCCTGCGTGTCGCGGAAGTCCATTTCGCGCCCACGGATCTTCACCATGTCGCCGTGCTGCTGCGCGTCCTGCGCGATCCGCGCCTGCTGGATAGCTTCCTGCGCCTGCTGCGCCCGCACCTGTTCCTGGAACTTCTGCTGCGCGAGCCGCTGCACGATGATGTCGTCGAGCGCATCCGTTGCGCCCGCGCCGATGAGTCCACTGATGCCCATGTCAGGCTCCTAGACGCCGAATCCGGCGCGGGAGACGCCGTTCATTTCCGGCATCCCGCCGCCACCGCCCATGCCCGCCATCGAGCCGCCCGCGCTGCCGAGTAGCCCGATCAGGCTCAGAATCGACTCGCCGCGCCCCGGCTTCTTGTAGCCGCCCATCTGGGGCGCGGCCACGGTGCCATCCCGCACGAAGTCCGTCGCCGCCGGGACATCGCTCTTCGTGAGCAGGGCCATAAGCGCCTGCCGCTGCATCTCCGCGCCGCCCTGCCGCGCCCCCGCGTTCAGCAGCGCCGAGGGGTCAATCCCGCCCGACACCTGCCCCATGCGGATACCGGACGGCGGCGTGATCTTCGCGCTCTGCATGTTCTGGATGAGTGAGCCGAGGAGGGCCTGCCTCATCCGCACGTTCGGGGCCTGCATCCCGAGCTGCGCCCGGTTCAGCGTGGCCTGTTCCTGCTGGCCGAGCAGGTTGTTGCGAGCGTTCTGCTGAATGCCGAACTGCGAGAGGGCCTGCTGATTCTGCGTCTGGGCGAAGTTGTTCTGATTCGCCCGTTCCGCCGCCGCACCCTTGCCCGCGCCGCCCGCGATCTTGCCGATCAGTCCAGCGCCCGCCGCGATTGCCAACAGTGGAAGTGCCATTGTTCGTCTCCTACAGCCCGGCCAGGATCGACTGAAGCGCCTGGTTGTTCATCTGGTTCTGAAGCGCCGTGTAGTTGAAGCCGAGCTGGTCGCGGCCGAGCCCCAACTGGTTCGTGGCGTGCTTGTCGCCCAGCATGGCGTTGAGGTAGCCGAGGCCCAACTGCCCGCGTCCCAACTGCCCTTGCAGGTTCGTCGCGCCGTACTGCTGCGACATCCCGAGGCCCTGCATCAGCCGGTCGATCTGGCCCTGCCGCTCGTTCCGCATCAGTTCCGCCTCGAACCCGGTCGAGCGCGTGGCCGCATCGTTCTCGATGCCCGCGAGGTTCGCATCGAACCCCCCCGTGCCGAGCGTGCCGCGTGCCGCGTTGCGCTCCGCCGCCGCGAGCCGCTGCCGCCCCGTCGCCTGACTGTTCGCCCGGTCGAACGCGGCGCGTTCCGCCGCGAGCGCCGGGTTGTTCTGGTCGAGCGACACCGGCACCTCGCCCTTAATCAGCTTCATGAGCTGTTCGCGCTGCTGCGCCTCAAGGCTCTGGGGCGTCGTCGGCGCGGGGCCACCGGGAGCCGCAGGCGTGCCCGGCGCACCGAGGCCGGGATTCTGGAGGTTGCCGGAATACTGCCCGACCGCGCCGAGCGCCTTCTGCAACGTCTCGGGCGTCACCGCGCCGCCCGTGTAGCCCACATACTTCACGAGCGCCTGCTGTTCCTCCGGGCTCATCGCCCGGCCGAACTTCTGCTGGAACGCGCCCTGCACCTGGGAGAGCGCCGCGTTCGGGTCGCCAGGGGCGGCAGGAGCCGCCGCCGGCTGCACCGCCGCCGTCGCCGGAGCCTGACCGACCTGCTGCGGGGGCAGGGGCGTTGTGGCCCGCGTCACGGCATCGCCCGGCTGCGCGGGCATAGGCGAGACAGGAGGCGGCGTCCCAGCGGGCGGGGCCTGCGCCGCCCCACCGATGGCGTCGAAGCCGCCACCAAACTGCGCGGGGGGCTTCGCGCCGCCGAGCGCGCCGAAAGGCGAGGCCGGGGCCGGGGCCGGGGACGATGGCGGCTGTGCGCCGCCGATTGCGCCGAACGGGTTCGCGGCCTGTCCCTGCGGGGCCTGCTGCGGCGGGCGCTTCGTCGGGTCCAGCGCGTTCAGGTCTGGCGTCATCAGATCAGCTCCTCTCCCCGGATCATCTGGATCAACGCCTGCTGTTCGGCCTCCGGTGTGCCGCCCCCCTGCAAGTCCTCGATGCGCTTGATGATGTCGGTCAGCGGGTCGCTGCCAGCGAGGATGGTCTGGAGGTTCGGCAGGCCCATGCCGCCGCCCATCCCGCCCATCCCGCCGCCGCCCATGTCGCCACCCTCCCCCTCGGGCATCCACGCCCACGCGGCCCCGCTGTTGTTGCCGAGGTCGAACGCCTGCCCGACGTCCACGACCCCCACCGGCGAGCCGCTTTCAAAGTCACTCAGCACGCCGCCGAAGTCGATCTTGTCGCCCACGCCGCCTTCGACGAGGCGGGCATTCGGGAACGCCCGTTTGAAGTCGGGGTCGTTCACGGCCTGCCGCAGTCCTTCCGGCGTGTTCGGATACCGCTGTGCGATGCGGCCGAACGTATTCTTGACGCTGTTCGCGGCCTTGTCGTCATAGCCCGCGCCCGACGTGTTGAAGCCGCTCATCGTGCCCGGCCCGCCGCCGTAGGTCAGCGACTTGCGCCACTCCCGATCCGCGCCGCCGGCCGAGGGGGTGCCCATGTCGGCCCCGCCCGTCACGCCGCTGTTCGGCCCGCCGAGCGGATTGCCGCCGCCCATGCCGATCGACATCAGCCCGTTGAACGCGCCCTGCCGCTGCTGCTGCGACAGGTGCGCGTGACGCGGGTCACTCATGAAGTCGTTCTGCACGTCGCCCATCGGCCGCGCACCCGGCGGGCGAATCGCGCCGCCCTGACCGAACGACGGATTACTCACGCCGCCGGGGCCATACCCGCTGGCCGGGTCCGCGTCTCGCGGATCGACACTGCCGGGCCGATACGGCGTCGGCTGCGTCCGCATCCCCGGATTCCACTGGCGTACCGGCTGCTGTTCGTCGTCCTGCTCGTTATAGCGTTCGTATGACATGGCGTCCTACTGCGTGATGGGGAACGTAATCGTGCCTTCGGTCCAGGTGTTATCGGACGTGGTGAGCGTCCAGTTCGACGCCGAGTTGTATTTGTAGAGATTGATCTGCGTCAGCTCCGCGTTGAGCCGCGCCAGTCCAATCCCTTCCGTGCCCGCATCGTCGTAGTAGTGGACGCCGGGGCTGCGCTTCGTGGGGCGGATACCATCCGGGAGCCGGATATTGAGCTGCGTGCTGCCGCCGCCCACGTCGCTGCGCTCGATGCGCCACTGCACCTCGCACGTATCCCCCACGATGCGATAGGCCAGCAACTTTTGGTCGTCGCTGGTGACGCCCCACGTCATCGTGCCGCCGCCTGTGTAGCGTGTGGCGTCGTGCGCCACATCGACCCACGAGAACTTGTGCGTGCCGTCTGGGCGATGATCCACGCCCCAGCCGAGCGAGATGGCTTTGCCCATGTCGCTGATCGTCTGCGCCACTTCCCGCAGCGACAGGAACGACCGCAGCCCCGTGGGAATCCTCACAGCGCCTCCGCGTCGGTGTAGGGCACGATCACCATGTCACACGGCTCAGTGAACGCCGCCGACGTGGACGTGATCCACACCGCCAGCGCATACGCATCGGCCCACGACAGCCCTTCGCACTTGGCCGCATGTCGCCCGGCCTCCCCGCCGATAATGCCAGGCGCGGGGGCCGTGTCCGTCAGGATGTCCGTGCCGCCGTAGTTCCGCACGAACGTCAGCGTGATCGCCGCGTTCTTGTGCTTCCAGACGATCGGCTCGTCGATACGGGCGTGCTTGATGCCGCCGCCGAACGTCCGCGTGGGCGAGTAGGCCCGCGCTGTATACGTCTGCGACAGATCCTCCCCGAGCGACGGATTCGGCGTGGCGAGCAGATCCCCGCCATCCAGTGCCGTGCCCGCCAGGAGGAGCTTGGTGTTGTAGACCGCCATCGACCGGACCCGCAGCGTGTTGAAGCTGCCCGAGCCCTCGGCGTAGATGTTCGTGGACCAGCCGCCGCTCAACATGCCGTTGCGCGTGACCATGAAGTCGATCCGTAACACGCGGGTTTCGTTCTTCGCGGACGTGGACCAGTGAATCTCACGCGCCAGCGGGTCATACCCCGCCGCGTAGGTGCTGGCCGCAATCGTCTCGAACGTCGAGCCGGGGATCACCCAATCCTCGCCCAGCCACTGCAAGCCAGACGCCGGGCTGTAGCGATACGGCCCGGAGTCCGACATGAAGTACACGCCCGTGGACGACGCGGTGGAATCGACCGAGACGATGCCGTCGTTGGACGCCGCCCCGACGCCCGACGCCACACGTTCGGGCCGGAAGGGCGTGTCGGTCTGCCCCGTCTCCACCAGCCGCCAGAGGCTCGTCTTCGTGAACACGTAGACCGAGCCATCGACCGTCGAAGCGAGCCCCGTGATCTCCGAGCCGTCCTCGTTGTTGATGTCGAGGTAGTAGCGCGAGGCCGACGTTTGCGTGATGGACTCGTCGTCCCCCGCGTCCGTCACGCCCAGCGGGCGCGTGAACCACACCCGGCGGGGCGATGGCGTGGTCTGTCCCGACGAGGCGCTGGTTTCCCACGCCCCGGCCAGAATCAGGCGCTCGCCGTTCGTCGCCAGGAACTTACACGACGGCGGCGGCACATACAGGCCCGCCTCGGGCGCAATGACGCCGCCGCTATAGGCGACGGGATCGGTGTTGTCGTCGTAAGTCGTCGTGGCGACCGCAATCAGACCACTGATGTTGTAGTAGGTCGTGCCGTTGCTGCTGCCGTAGACACACCAATGGGTCGCGCCGTCCACGGTCGTCGGCTTCGTCACCCGTGCCGCCGTGCCCGCGCCGCTCGGCGTGAACGACACGACAGGCCCCAGCTCCGACGTGGCCGACGTCACGCCCGTGGTGCCGTTGTAGATGCGGAACTGGATCTTGTAGTAGCGGAGCGTGGCCGCATACGCGCCCGCGCCCGTGTTGGCGACCGTCGCCGCCGCCGGGGCCACGAGGCCCACGCGCCGCACGCTCGTGCCGTCCCAGACGTGCAAGCGGTTCTGGTCGCTGTTGTACGCCATGAACACTTTGCCGTTGTGGCAGGCAAAGGACGGCTGACCATCGGCCGTCGTGTCCGAGAGCGTGACGCTGGTGTTCGACCGGAACGCGGACAGCGTGCCACTGCCCGTCACCGCCCAGATCGCTTCGGTGCCGTTGATGCGCTCCGTGAAGACGTAGCGGATCGACGCCGTGGGACCGCCAGACGTGCTCACCGCCTCCAGCCCCGGACGCGGCTGCAACACGCGAGAATCGCTCAGACGCACGTTAGTGGCATACGACGTGTAGCCGTCCGGGATGCCCGTTTCGGCCGTCGTGCCATAGCTCTCCCCGGCCGTCTCTATGGCCCCGAGATTGCGATCCAACTTCCAGAGTCCCGACAGCATGACTAGGCGTAAAAGATGTTCACGATGACGTCATTCGCGGCAGGTGCGCCCGTGTCCGCGTCAGCGACACCCGTGGTCGCCGCGACCGAAATCGCCGTCGAGAACGCAATGCCGTGCGTGGACGAGAACACGCCCGAGATGTCGTCCGAGGTGTTACCGGGCAGCGCGAGCGTGATCACGGGCGTCGTCGTGCCCACGGTCACGTTCGCCGCCGTCGCGTTGTAGAACTTGAGCCAGCGGGTCGAGGTCGCCGTGTTCGTGAACCACACGCCGTAGACCTGGCCCGCCGTGGCCTTGACTTCCTCTTCCGACTCGTCGAGGTCCAGCGACCGGAAGATCGACAGCCCGCCCTTGGTGTGGGGCTGCGGCGTCACGATTTGCTTGCGGTCGAGCGTCATGCGCGCCGCGCCCGCGTCCCCCTCGTCCACGCTGTCCGTGGCGGTTTCGTCGGCCTCGAAGCCCGCCATCATCACCGATGACGTTGCCGGGGTGAACGCGGCATCGTCCACCAGCACCGGGTTATCAATGACCTGCAACGCCGTGAGCGCCGCGCCGTCCACCTGGACGGCGAAGGTGCCCGCGTTCGTCACCGCGTGTGACCCGACCGTGACCGTGCCCGTGACAGGGATACCCGTTGAGGCGATGAACCGGAGCTTCGCGCTGATGGAGCCCGTGGCGCTCGCCGCGTCCGCGTTGGCCCCGAACGGGTCGGCCGGGACTGTCAAGACGTCCACGTCGCCAATGTTGTTGGTGCCCGCCGCCAGCGCCGGCAGCGACAGCACGTCCACATCTCCGATGTTGTTCGTGCCGGCGGCGAGATTGGCCGTGACCGTCCCCGTCACCGTGACGTCGTTGTTCGCCCCAAGATTGACCAGCAGGCCGTCCGCCGCCGTGCCCTGCAACGGCACCGCTGCGTTCGCCGCGCCCTCCATCAGCGCCACCGTGCCCGTCAGCGTGGCGTCGGTATCGCCTTCCGTATACTGCGTGCCGCCACCGACCGCTACCTCATTCCCAGAGGCATCGCGCAGGTTGACGTGCAGCGCCCGGTTCAGCGTCGAGCGGACAATCGCCAGCGTGCCTTCCGCCGCCGCGTCTGGCGTCGTCTCGTCAACCGCGCCCATCACGGGCGTGCCCGTGGAACTGGTCGGCGTGAACGTTGCTTCGTCCGTGGACGACGTGCCGCCCGAGCCGCCGAACGACACGGGCGTGCCGTTGGCATCGACGACGTGGACGTCCTGCGGAATCTTGCCGCTACTGCCCGCCGTGAACGACGAGCCCGCGAGATTGGCGATATTCGAGACGCCCATTACCGCACGCTCCGAAACTCATGGCACCCGTCCGACCGGAGGCCGACATAGACGAACGTCTCCGCCCGGCCCTTGCCGTGGGGACGCTGAATCCGCGACTCGTTGCGCGTGAGCGTACGGCGCGAGACGTCTTCGCCCGCCGCGTTCACGAGCACCGCCGTGCCTCCCGCCGGGGCCACGCCCTGCGGCACCGGCTCTGAAGGCATGTCCTCCACGGGCACGGGACGATTCCAGAAAATGCTGAGCGCGCACCCGACGACGAAGCCGAGCACGAAGCCGAGAGGGAACCAGATGCCCACCATTACCACCGCCCCGCCGGGAACGCCGCGCCCAGGTTCGAGCCGCCCGCGTAGACGCGCCCCGGCCGGAACGACGCCCGCGCATGAATCCAATACAGCAACGCCTGCCGCGCCTTGTCCCACTCGCGCTCGAAGATCGTGTAGCGGGGATCGTCCGTCTTCAGGCACTCGTCCATGCACGCGCCGTAGACCAGCATCCGGTGGAAGTCCAGCGGCAGCAGCGGCTCGTCCGCGTTCTGACTCATGTCCCGCACTTCACGGGCATAGTCCAGCGTGAGCGTCTGCGCGTCCGTGGGCGTCGGCCAGAGGTGGATCGTCCAGTAGTGCGGCATCGTCGCGCCGATGGCGATGCGCGCCAGTTCCGTGCCCGTGCCCGAGTCCTCGTGCAGCGTCACCGTGCCCACCGCCGCCGTGGCGAGGTAGACGTTATCGACCTGAATCCACGTCGCCAGCGAGCCGATCTGCACTGCCGTCGTGCCCGTGAGCGTCACATTGGCGATCTGCTGATAGCCGCCCGTGATGACGCCTTCGATGCGGAGCACCTGGGTATCACTCGCGCTCGTGCTCTTGGCCCAGAGCTGCGAGGCATCGGCGGGCTGCTTCGCCACGCGGGTCATCCCCTGCACGCAGAAGACTTCCGGGTCGCCGGTCTGCACCGAGGGGTCGGGCACCGCCGTGCGATACCAGTCCATCGACTGCTCGGACAGCCGCCGCTCGTCGCCCGCCTGCCACATCCGGTGGACGCGGGCGACCGCCTGCGGCAGCGCGTAGCGCGACTGGCTGGCGACCGTATCGAACGACGTCACATCGTCCCGGAACTGCTGGCAGTCCGGGAGGGTCAGCAGTTCCCGGTGGCGCTGGTTGATGAACGCCGTCAGCCGCGTGGAGGTCGCGGTATCGAGCGACGACGCCTTATTGAGCCGTCGAGCGACGTCCGCGAGAATCTCAGAAAGCGTCATCAGTCCATCCGTGTTTCCGTGCCCAGACCTGCGCCTTGCGCTGGATCTGGATCACTTGCCGCCGTGCCTGCCGGTCCCCCATCCGGCGCTCGGCGTTCTGACACCCTAAAGGCCCACCCGGCACCAACGCCTCGCCCTGGTCCCGGAGACAGGCGAAGCGCCGACAGTTGTAGGGCCGTGCCGCATACACCGTGCAGCGTCGATCCGGCCCGAGCAGCGGACACGTTGCGTCCGTGTCCGTGCGGACCAGCGACACCTTGTCGCCCGGCCCGATCCTCCAATGCAACTCCGTAGACGTGGCCGCGACGAGCCCCCGCGCCTCGGCCGGGGTCATCACCACCGGCACCGTGCAACAGTCGCCCGTCTGCGCGCACGTCCACGGCATGTCCTACGCCGCGTCGAGCGCCGCCAGCCGTTCCTTGAGCTGCGCCACTTCCTGCGCCAGCGACATCGGATCGACCGAGGCCGCGCCGTCGCGCAGTTCGCGGAGAATCAGCAGCAGCGAGCCCGGCAGTTCCATGCGCTCGTCCACCGTGCGACTCGGCACCGTGACATAGAGCTGCTGCGCCTGCCCGTTCTGCTTCACTTCCGCCGTCCACGTCCCGTTGCGCGCCGTGCGCGAGACGGTGATGGCGTTGAACGCGTCGATCTCAGCCGGGGTCAGTTCGTCCCCGCGCACCCGCGAGCCGCAGAAGAACGTTTCCCGCGACAGTTCCGCCTTGGGCCGCTTGCGCTGCCCTTCCGGGTGCGTGAACACGCTGACTTCGTTGTAGTCCGGGTTCTCACGGGGAGCCGACCGCTCCGCGAGCAGCTTGAGGGCATCCGTGCCCGGCGACTGCGCCTGTAGCGCCGCGAGCTGTGCGGCCTGCGCCGCCAGCATCTCCCGCATCTCGGCAATCACCGCCGATTCCGTCGATTCCTTCGCCATGTCGCTCCTGAAAGCGAGAGCGGAGGCGCGGCCCATCCGCGCCCCCGTCTCAGGTGTTATTCGAGGTGCAGGAATACGGCCTGGTTCTTGCCGTCCACGCCCGTCACCATCATCTTGCCGACGACGTGCGTGGCCGTGGCCGCGCCGTCGATGACCACCGCGCCCGCCGCCGTGGCCGGCACGACAACCGCGAGGCCGACACCGGGCGTGCCAGCGACCAGCACCGGGGCCACGCCCCGCGTCTGAATCCAGCAGAATTCGGACGCCGCCGCCGGCACCACCGCGCAACCGACCACCGCACCCGTCAGGGTCGTGACCGGCGACTGGATGACGCCGTTGTAGGGATTCGCCTGGAGGCTCACCCGCGAGGAGGTCGTCAGCGCCACCTTGAGCGGTTCCGCCAGCGTCAGCGTCATCACGCCCGCGCTCAGGACCGCCGCGTGGCTGGAGATCAGATACGCGTAGCCGTTGCCGGGCGTCGTGTCAATGATGGCGTAGCCACCCGCGTACTGGTTTTCCGTCGCCGCCGTCGCGCCGAGGGTCACCGAAATGGTGGTCGCGCCAAGTGCCGCCGCCGAAGGCGTCAGCTGCTGGTGGTTCGTGATCTGCGCCGGGGCCTGGAGCATGTTGCCCGCGACCAGCGCAGAGCCGCCCGCTTTCGCGTAGCGGAAGACACGGCCATCCGCCGTCTCAGCACGCTCGCCCAGGCGATGCGTCTGAGTCGTGGACGACTCGTAGAGGTCGAGGCCGAAGGACTGAAGTCCACCCGTGAATGACATGGTTGTCGTGACTCCTTGTTAGGTGATGGCCGTCACGACGCCCAGACGCCGCGAGTTGCCGGTGCCCATGTTCGCCATGGTGAAGAGCTTGTAGACGATGGAGAGCTGGTTGCTCGGCTCCACCGGGTCCTTCATCTTCATCCACGCACCCTTGAGGTAGGCCATCTTCAGGAACTTCGGGTTCACGAAGTAGGCCGAATCCGAGGGCGAGCAGTCCTCGTCGTAGAACACGTTCGCGCCCTTGAACTTGAGCGCGTCGTTCGAGAAGCCGCCGTTGACGCCCCGGCTCTTCGTCGAGTCGCTGTTGAAGCGTTCGTTGGTCGTGAGCGTCTGTTCGTAGCCCTCGAACACCGTGCGCGACGTCAGGATCGCGGTCGGCGCGTGCTCCGTGCCGCCGTTCGAGCACTGGTTGTAGACCGAGCGCCACGAGCTGCGCACGTTGTCGAACGCCGTGCTCGTCTTCGTGCCCGTCGCCTGCTTCGAGCGCCAGAACGCGTAGGTGGCGCGGTTGATCTGGCCCACCGTGCCCGTGGTCGGGTCGGTCGGGATGATCTTCCGCAGGCCTTCGATGTTCTTGCCGCCGTTGCCGGTGCCGTCCCCGAACGCCGCCCGGTTCAGATCCGCGATGTGCGAGTCCTTCGCGTTGTTCAGCTTCTCCTCGACGTAGTCGAACTTCCCGGCGCTCGCCTGGGTCCGCAGCTTTTCGAGGTCGCTGAACACGACCGTGCCCGCGTGGGTCTTCCACTCGTAGCGGGCGCAGTCGAACACGTTGATACGCGTGGTATCAAGCGTCTCCATCTCGTCGTACGACTTGAACGTGCTGTTCTCCGCGAACTCCACGGGGAACTCGATCAGTCGTCCGCCGTCGGCTTCTTCCTTGAAGCCCTTTTCTCCGAGGGCGTAGAACAGCGCCCGCGACGTGAAGATGTTGTCATTCGGCGTCGAGCCGATGACCTTCTCCCACGCGCTGGCGATGAGCTGGCCCTGATTCACGTCAGGCATGATTCACTCCGTCCTTACCCCGCCATCTGCTGCCGCATCGCTTCCGCGAACGTCTTCGGTGCGGGCAACCCCTGCGCGGGGGTGCGGCTGGGATTCGTGGTCCCCGCTGCCGCCTTCTGCTGCATCTGCGCCACCACCAACGACCGCTCGGTGGCCGAGAGCTTCGGGAGCACATGCTGGGTCAGCACGTCGGCGTAGGCATCCGCCACGCTGTAGCCGTGCTGCTCCATGAGCCCCGCGATCTCTTTGCGGTATTCCGTGAAGTGCGGACGCTTCGACCACTGCGCGTAGGTCGACTGCGCCCACTGCTGCGCGTTGGCGGCAATCTCCGCCCGGATCTGGGCGGCCTGCTGCTTCGCAGCGAACTGCTGCAACGGCTGGATCTGCTGCGCCATCTGCGCCTGCGCCCGGCGATCCCGCCAGTCGAGGAGCTTCTGCGCCTGCTGCGCGCTGTAGACGAGCGTGCCGTCCCCGGCCTGCAAGTCCGGTTCGGGCATGGCCTCGGCTTGCGCCTGCGCCTGTCCCCGTCCCGCCCCCCAGCCATCGCGCCGCCGCCGACTTGATCGACTGCGCGTGGGCCGGATCGCTCTGCGCGGCACTTTCGATTTCCCGGAGCAGGGTGCCAATCGGATCACGCGTGAAGTCCTGGTAGAACTGCGTAATGACCGGCGCGGCCTGTTCAGGAATCGCCTCGGCCCACTTGTAGCGGCCGAGCGTGCTTTCCAGCGTCTTCGCTTTCTCGTTCACCTCACGGAACCGCACATACGGCACCGCCTGCCCTTCGAGGGGGTCGGGGGTCGTCTGTGTGGCACCGGACGTCTCGGCCGGGGTCGTCGCTGACGCGGACGACTCTGCGGAAGGCGCGCTTGCGCCCGCCGGCTCTGACGATGCGGCTGACGGCGACTCAGCCGAAGCGCTGCCGCCGGAATCACCCGACGCCATCGCACTCATCACGCCCGAAAAGTCATCACTCATGCTGTCCTACGCCCCTGTCACACCGGGACGCCCCGCGACCGGCGCTTACACGCGCACGCGTGCCGCGCATATTTCGACTCACGCCGTGTAGCCCTGGTGGAACCTGAGCTTGCACCGGCACTTAACGAGGATCTGACCGCTCGTGACATACGCTTCGCAGCCGTCAGACAAGCCGCCCTCCCAGCAGTCGTTGCAGTAGAGGGCTTCCTTCAGGCCGTATTTCACGAGAATCTTTCGGTATTCCCGAAAGGCCCGCGCTTCGTCGGCCGTGAACACCAGCGTGGGCACAATCGCCGGTGCCCCATCGGGACCGAGAATCGTGCCAACGGTTTTTTCGATTTCCGCCATGACCTACACCCACCTCGACGTGTGGCGCGACTTGTCCGAGCCCTGCTCGCCAATGTGCCGCACCGACTCCACGAGCCCCCGCTTCTCCATCTCGAACCGCTTCTCGGACTTGCTGTAGACCTTCACCGGCGTCGGTCCCATGTTTTCGATCCACAGCCCGCCAGGAATCGAGTCCTGAAACACCTTGAACGACGGCCGACCGTGGGAGTGCCTGCCACCACACAACGGCCAGTCACCGACCTGCAACTCCGCGCCGCACTTCTCGCAGCGATCGCTCACTGCACCGCTCCCGCCATGCCCGCGCCGGGCAGCATCTCGGTCTGGTTGGCCTGATGCTTGTTCAGGGGTTCCGCTTCGGGCTGCATCCCGCCGTGCTCGGTGTTCTGCGCCTGCTCGGCCTGCGCCTGTGCCTGTGCCACAAGCTGCATCTGCGCGGCGACCATCTGCGCCTGCTGGAGCGCCTGCGGGCTGATCTGGATGCCGCCCTTGGCGAGCACTTCGAGCACGATGGCGAACTGCGGCGAGGCGGGGTTCAGATCCTCGCCCTTGAACGCAAACGACGGCGTGGTCGGCGGCGGCGAGGGCGGCTGCGGCTGCTTCACGAACTGCGCCGGGTCCGCGCCGATCTTCCGCGCCGTGCGACTGAGCAAATACTGCTCGTTCACCAGCGGGTCTTTGCGGAAGAACTGATACTCGTCAATCGCCTGCTTCTTGTCCCACGCCGCATCGAGCTGCAACGTCGAATCCGGCTTCGCGTTGTAGGCGAAGCGGCCCTGAATCGCCGTCTTGTCCCACGACTGGAGCGCCCGCGCCCCGTCAGGGCCGACGACTTCGACGTAATCCGGTTCGTCAGCAAAGAGCTGAATCAGCGCGCCGAGCTTCTGCACGCCCGCCACGAACCAGCGCGCCACCATGACCTGTTCGCGCTTCATGCGCGTCTGGGTGGCCGACTGCTGGATGCTCGCTTCCGTGGCCGTCTGCTTGCCCTTGGCCGAGACGCCCTGCTGGTTCGAGCCCATCGCCCAGACTTCCTGAATGTCTCGGTCGATGTAGTCGTTGAACGTGAAGTTCTCGCGGGGGAAGCTGGCGCGGCGAATCTCGCCCATCGCCGCCTGTGCCGTCCCGAAGCCCGGAATCGGCACGAAGTCCTGAATGTCCCCCGAGGCGATCTTCTGCACCTGATCGACGGAATACTGCGCGGGGTCGTAGCCGACAATCGGCGCGGTGCGCTTGCGCTGCGTCACCATGTCCGTGCGGCCCTTGCCCAGCTCGCTCACGAGCCCCCGCGACATGCCGACATCCGACACCGGCACCGCCTGATCGCTCACATACCGCAGCGTCAGGATGTGGATCGGGTTCCCGCGCATCCCGCCGACCAGCCGCCCGTTCTGGACGGTCTGATACGGCGACGGCCGGGCCACCGCAGGGGCGTCCATGCCATCCAGCCAGACGATCTGGCCGTAGAGGTCGCCGTTCACGACGTCCTCGTGATAGCGGCTCATCTGATACCAGATTTCGTAGCCGCTGACCTTCTCGCCCCCGGACGCTTCGATCTGGAGGTCACCCTTGATCCGCAGATCCTCGTCGCTCTTGGCGGGCTTGAGCTGGTCTTTCTCGACGCCATACGTGCGAGCGGCGAGCGCGAGGTCGGTTTCAAACCGGAACCCGAGCCACGGGGCCTTGTCGAAGTCCGCGCCGTGGAAGTCCACCGGCACGAGCAGCGACTTGATCGGAATCCGCTCCCAGAAGTAGCGTTCGCGAACGATGTTCGGGACCGGCACCTGGGTCATGGCCGGCTGGCCCGTGATCGGGTCCACGATCGGCTGACCCATCGGGTCCATCACCGGCTGATCGACCATCGATTCGCCGTCCTGCTCGACTTCGTAGCCGATCTTCGACGCGCCGATGCCCGCCGGGCACAGCACATCGAACAGCACTTCGTCCATCAGCGCCCCGGCGTTGATGTCATCGGGGCCGAGCTTGGCGTTGAGGACCGCTTGGAACAGCGGAATCGCCGCTTCCACGCCCGGCTGCTTGGCCGTCAGCGTGACTTCGGGCACCTGGAAGAACAGCAGCGCCTTTTTCTGTTCGACGTTGCTGTAGTCCTTCGGGACGACGACCGTATCGGCCAGCGGCTCGCCGTCGAGCGTCTGCCCGAGATACGCCTTCGTGTTGTTGTCCCACTCGCGCTTCTGGGCGAGGTTCGCCCACCACGCTTTCGAGCGGTCGGCTTCCTTCTTCCAGAACTCGAACGAGCCCGGCCCGTCTTTCGGGAGGGCGAAGGGGGTATCGGCCACGCGCCGTCATCGTGACAGCGTGTCAAGCGGCCGTCACGGTAACGGGTTACGACAACACGACGTGGCTGGGCGGGGTGGGCGGAGTGTTATCCCAATACGGCGCACGGCGCGGCACGCTGTAGAACGCAAATGGTGGGTGCTGCTCAACCTTCAGCACCGGCTCGCCGTCGTGCCCGCGCACGGTCGCGTCTGGGTCGCACGCCTGCAACCGCTCGATTAGCTCTCTGACTGTCACCGTGCCCCCATTCTATAAGCGTTCAGCCCGGATCGTCAGCTTGAGCACCGTGGCGACGGCGTAGAGGTTGTCGAAGGCCACGGGCTTGCCCCGGAGCATGTTCCAGAGCGTCTTCGGGGCCACGCCCGCCCGGAACGCGATTTCTTCCTGCGTCAGCCCGGATTCGAGATACGCCGCCCGCAACGACTCGCGCACCGTCATGCCATCCTCCGCACCGCCTGCGCGCCCAACCGGCGCTTCCGCCCCGCCGCCGCTCGCGCTTCCGCCACCAAGGCCCCGACCGTCCCCGGCTTCGGGGCGGGCTTCTCATTCGAGAACACCGTCGGCGCGGGGCGGCTCATCAGGCCGTAGCGGAGCGCATCCGCGCCGTGGTCGTCGCCCTCGGTGTCCACGTCATCCGGCTTGTGCTCGTCGCTCACCAAGGCCGGGAGCGTCCGCACGAGGTATCCACACGCCGGGCTGATGACGAGCCACGGCTTCCCGTCCGGGGCCGGTTTCAGCCAGTGCCGGACCCGCTGCCAGCCGATTTCCCGGTCGTGGTTCGCCGGCTTCAGGGGCACGCCGTTCCGGGCGAACGTCTCGGCCATCGACTCCCCGATGTGGCCCGTCTTGTTGAACATCGCCGGGTCGGCGGCGGTATACCGGATCTGACAGCCGAGCATCGCCGTCTGCCGGCGGATCTCGGACGCTACGTCCGCCGCAATCGTCTGCCGGAACACGTATTCGTGGGCGACGTATAACCGCCCATCCGGCAAACAGGCCACCCAATAACAGACGCCGGGCGCGTTGTAGCCCCAGTCCAGGCAGCGGAACCACTGCACCTCGGGATCGACCGTGCCCAAGTCTTGCACATGCAAGTCGCGCCGGAACTCCCCGAAGAACTGCCCCGCGATGACGTCGAAGTCGCCGTCGAGCATCTGCCGG